ATTTCGGCCTCTCTGCTCATCTTAGACGAGGCGGCATTCATTGAGCACATTGATACGATTTGGGCCGCTGTAGGCCCTACTACGTCCACTGGTGGCCGTGTGGTGTGTCTGTCTACGGTTAATGGTATCGGTAATTGGTTCCACAAGATGTATACACAAGCTATGGAGGGCGATAATGGATTTCACCCGATTGACATCAAATGGCAGGAGCACCCAGAATACAAGAGGCATGAAGGATTTGAGTGGTTGTATGAGCAGATGGAATCCTGCAATCCTCCAATCAATGTGGACAAATGGGAAGATCAAACCAGGAGAAAGCATAGTTACAAAGAGTGGTTACAAGAGTATGAAGCTAGCTTCTTAGGCACAGGTGAAACCTATATTGAAGGTGAAATTCTACGTAACCTGAAAGAGAACTGTAGTAGCGATTACTGGATCAAGTATAACAACCGTATGCGTATATGGGAAGATCCACAACCAAACCATGAGTATGTTCTAGCTGCTGATCCGTCAATTGGTCGTGAGAGAGACTATTCAGCTTTCCACATCATCGACATCTATAATGGAAAGCAAGTTGCCGAGTTCTATTCCAATAGGACACCTATCAACGAATTTGCAAGAATTATAGCAGATGAAGCTAGGCTATACAACACAGCATTTGTTTGCCCTGAAAGGAATGGTATCGGTAACAACCTGATCTACTTCTTAAAAGAAGATCTTGAGTATGAGAACCTTGTGATGGATGAGAAGAGGGACATAGGAATACTGATTACCCAGAAAAACAAAGAGAACTTATTAGCCGATCTGGAGCACAACATAAGAGCAGGTAGAGTTTTAATTAACTCAGAAAGACTGGTCAATGAGCTACTTACTTTCATTATTGACCCTGACTCAGGTAAGATCAAGCCGGATACTAACTGTCATGACGATTTAATCATGTCCTTTGCTACGGGTATTAATGTTTTTAATAACTTAAGAGGAAATGCATTCATAGAAAAAGCAGAAGATACTACTTATATCCCACCAGCCATACAGAACGCTTATACATATAAGGTGAAGACTTCTAGAAACGAGTTAACTGAAGAGAATATTAAATGGCTGATAGGCAAGTAAGAGAAGGGGCAGAAGGCTTTACGCAGTTTGCGAATCCGCAACAGCCGTACAATAAGCCTTTCGGTATGATTGGCAGGTTCTTTAAAAAGTTCTTTGCCAGAGAGGTTGAGGAGGTCCAGGATGACCAATATGTTGATCCTATTAGTAAGCGAAAGGTATCAGCACCTAAACCAATGCAGGGTGATGCTGTCCAGTCCAAGGATGTTATCAAGATTGCTTCTGAGTTTAATCACGAGAAAACCTTCTACCCAATCCTGCCCCAGGTAGAACATGATCGTAAGAAACGATACAAAGAGTATGAAGATATGGACGGCTACCCAGAAATATCCTCTGCCTTTGATATCTACAGTGACGATTGCACCCAGGAGAATGCTGACGGAACTCCTTGGAAAATTGTTACTGATGACGAGATGGTTAAGAACGAGCTTGATGACATGTTCGATCAAGTTAATCTTGATAGATATCTTTGGGACATCTCCAGAAATGTCGTGAAGTATGGAGATATGTTCATTGAGACCATTGTTGATCTTAACAATGCAAAGCGTGGCATTCAGCGCATCAAGATCCTTAATCCTGGTTATATCTTCCGTGTTGAAGATGAGTTTGGTTATCTGAAGCAGTTCATACAGGAAGTTCCAAAGAAGAATGATTGGTCTTCTTATGGTAGTATTGGTCCTAGATTAGATGATACACACATGATTAGTCTTGACCCAGGTCAGATTATTCACTTCCGCTTACATACGTCTGACCCTACGCACTACCCTTATGGGAAGTCGATTGCTAATGCTGCACGAGTAACCTATAAAAGTCTTAAGATGATGGAAGATGCGATGCTTATCTACCGTCTGGTTCGCGCTCCTGAGCGTCGCATCTTCTACATTGATACGGGTTCACTGCCCGCTTCTAAGGCTGAGATGCACATTAAGAAGCAAATGGATAAGTTTAAGAAACGTAAGAGCTACAACTCGCAGACAGGGAATATTGAAGAAAACTTCAACGCCTTAGCTGCTGATGAAGACTTTTACCTCGCTGTCAATGGTAAGAGTTCTGGCACGAAAATAGAGACGTTGAAAGGTGCGGAAAACTTAGGTGAAGTTGACGACGTTAAATACTTCAGAGATAAGCTTCTTGCGGCTCTTAAGATCCCTAAGGACTACATTGTTGAGAAAGACCAAGCCCCTGAGAGGAAGGCTAACCTGTCTCAGCTTGATGTTAAATTCGCTCGTGTCATTGCCAGAATACAGAAATCTCTTGAGATTGGCTTAGAGACATTAGCGAAGCGTCACTTGATGTTGAGAGGATTCCCTAGTATATCTGTCAATAGTCTGAAGATCAAGTTACCTGCTCCTTCCGACATGGCAATTAAGAGAATGCTCGATACGGAAGAGATGAAGACAAGAGTCGTACAGGCTGTTAAGGGCCTTGGCATCTTTCCGATTAAGAAGATCTACAAGGACTACTATCAGCTTTCAGACAATGAGATTGCAGACATTGAGAATGGTTTAAAAGAAGATCAAAGCAACCCTGTGTATGCACAGGCAATGGCTGCTCCTGGTGTTGGAGGTGCTGCTCCTATTGGTGGTGAGGTTCCTCCTCCACCTGAAGACCAACCGCCTGTTGCTGAATCTAATCAGTTAGATCTTGAATCCATGAAATCCTTGGCGATTGAGGCTGGGTGTGACGATGAATTGTTGATGCTCCTGGAGGACTTTAAAATGAAGAATCATTTTAACAAACAAGACAAGGAAGAACAGTCTAAATAATTTTGAGAAAGCTTTTATATCATGTTAACGAATCTTATTGAAAATCGCGGTAAAGAGTTCAGTAACCTCATTAAAATTGGGGATTACTTAGCTAGAACTTTAAGAGAAAACGTCGAGATGTTTGGCGTTGAGAATGGCGTGGTGACTTATCTCACTGAAAGCGGCAACGTCATTAGCGGAGAGTACTCCTTCAAACCTGTCTTAAAGCTTTCTAAGATTCAGGTTGAAGATGCGAGTGTCCTGGAAGACAAGAAGATTTACGAAGAATCGATTGATAAGAGAGTTACGAACATGCTCTCTAACCTTTTAGAGTCTGATTACACTGAGGCTGAAGGATCCTTTGATGACATCCTGTCGCTCTTTGAAGCTAAGATGTCCTACGATAGAATTAAGAACAGACTGCAAGAGAAGGTTGACCGTTTTGGTGAGCAAACCTCCATCATAGCAACAAAGGAGTTCGGTAGACTGTATGAAATGAAAGATAAGCTCACTGAGTTCTTGAAAGAAAACAGAGAGAGTGTTGATTCCCCTGGTATTCAAAACGGCATGAAGTTAGCTGCTCTTGTCTCTACCTCCTTTGATTTGCCGCGTATGGATGTGAATGGTCTGAAAGAAGCTAAGGTCTTTGAGGTTTCTACTAGAGGAAAGGTGGATCTCTACGAGTATCTTTGCAGAAAAGAGTTAGTTCAGAAAGAAATGCTTGAGGCTAAGAGCCTTTTTGACAAGCTTTGGATCGATAATCAGCAAATTCACGAACTTGCTTCGATGATTTTTGAAAGTGATGAAGAGACCGTTCGTCATCAAGTTGCTCAGACCATTACTGAAATTCCTTACTTTGCTCTTGCTACAAAGAAGCAGATCTCTGAGATTATCCAGAATGCGTTAACGTTGAATGAGACACATGTTAAAAACAAAGATCTCAACTCGTTTGCGAGCGACGTTTACCGCATGAAAAAGCCAGTCAAGAGCTTTGTCATCGGGACTCTGAATGAAAAGTATGGTATTGATATCAAGAAACTGACGGATGTTCCTACGTTTAGAAGCCTTGCGCTTACTGAAGCCGAGATCCTCAAAGCCCTTGCCAGCAAGACTCCTGAGGGTTCGGTTCTTGAAAAGACCCTTTTAGACTTAGCTCAAATTCTCCCAGCTAAGGATGGTGCTGAAACTATTGATCTTGCTGACTTCTTAATTGAGATGTTTGCTCAAGCTGAGTACACTGAGAGCCTTAATGAAGCTAGCCTGATGGATTACATGGATTTCAGCCGCGTTGCAGAAGATCTTGGCAAGATTGGTGAAGTCCTGAAGATGCTGTCGCCTAAACTTCAAGATATGGCTGGTGAAGAGTTGGATGATGTTGAAGATATGGACAACAAACCAGACTTAGGTTCTGAGGATCCCATGGATAGTGGTGATGAGATTAAGCCGGGTATGGATGCCGATAAAGCTGCTAAGGAAGTTGTGGACGATGAAGGGGCTCCCGAAGAAGGAGAAGAAGAGGAAGAAATTCCAGAAGAGGAGAAGCAGCCAGAGGGTGACGTTGATGATGAACCCGAAGAGGTAGACACTCAAGAAAGTGTTCTCGATGCTTTAAACCAACTTGAAACTCTTCTTTCGGGCATCCTCAAAGACGAGGATGGTGGTGATGACGATGAGGAAGAAGATGAGGAAGAAGATGATCAAGGGGAAATGAAGAAAGACCCTGAGAAGTATAAGAGTTAAGGGGTCTAGCCAATGACCATAAAAAATAGGTTTCCTCTAGCAGTCAGTTACGACAGTAATAATGATCCTTCTGGGTTTGCTGAGTTCCAACCCAAAACTACTGATCTTTCTGATATTGGAGATAGCACGCCATCAACGGGGCAGGTATTAACATGGACAGATGACGGCAAGTATCAGCCTCAAACCCCCACAGGCGGAGGTGGCGGTGCTGTCAATAGTGTTAATGATTTGACGGGCGATGTTGACCTGTATGTTAGTAGCCTTAGTGGTTTAGATCTCAGTAACTTAGGAGGCGCGGAAGGTGAAGGGGGTGGTTTATTACCTCAAATTATTGAATGGGATGGTGCAGCTAGTCAATGGAAAGCTACTTATGAAGAGCAGCAGTTTATTAGGATAAAAAATAATACGGGAGCCACTCTCACAAAGGGTCAAGTTGTCTATGCTTATGGATTTCAAGGAGATCAAGCACTCGTAGGATTAGCAAAAGCTGATTCATCTACCACAATGCCAAGCATAGGTATTGTTTATGCTGATATATTAGATACCGAATCAGGACTTGCAGTCAGCTTCGGAACAGCCGATATTGACAATACATTAACCATTGAAGGCTCTCCTACCGCAGGTGATACAATATATGTTTCACCTAATGCTTCGGGTGATTTAACATCAACTAAACCGACAGGTATTAGTCACCTCATTCAGAACGTAGGTATTCTGCTGAAAGCAAGCCCTGGTGCCAAGATTAAGGTTACGGGGGTTGGTAGATCTAATGATATACCCAATACAATAGCGTTAGGGCCTGCGGGTGAAACTACTATAACATCTGCTACTGCTAAGTTTACGGGAACCACGGCTAGCCAAGTGGTTATTACAAACGCATCTAATCAGATTAGTAGTCAGTCAATTGCAAACATAGTTGGCGACGTAGCAACTGGTGCTGATCTACAAGACTTAAGCGATGTTAATGGCGAAGACATCATAGGTGATAATCGTGTTGGTAAAATTATTCAATTCCAAGGCACGGGCATAGGTGCTGAATGGAAACTAGTAACAGTTGCTGAGGCCACTAACTACGCCTCGAACCTCCCAGAAGGAGAGGATGTACCTGCCATTACTCAAATAGATCACGGTATCTTGTCTGGGCTTGGCGACGACGACCACACTCAGTATGTCTTATCTGCTGGTTCTAGGGCTATGTCTGCTCTAACAGTTACAAATAGTATAACAGCGGCCACTGTATCCGCAACGAATGTAAGTGCTGATGGTCTCTGTGTTAATCGTGTCGGACAAGGAAGACCTACGAAGTATAGGTGGGAATGTGATTACCTTACTCCCGGTACTACTCAAAACGGATGGGGGTCTCACACAAATAACGGTAGCCCTGCTGGAACAGGCGCAACCATAGCTGGACACTTCTCAGACATGATTAATACCGTTGATTATGGTGTTGGTGTTCTTGAGATAAGAAGTGGCACAGGGACGAATGGTAGAGCTATGTTAACAACGTATAACAATGTTTTTGTGCCTAGCTCCATGGCTTTCAATCTTTCTCACAGATTAACTATGCAGGATCTTTGGTCGTCTGGCACTAATGAAGGATATGTAATTGTCGGTATCGCTGACAATGGAGGTAATGCCACTAAACCCCTCAGAGGACTTTACTTTAGATATGATGAGACTAGCCCAGATTGGCAAGCGATAGCGACTACCGCTTTCTCTACTGAAACCGTTAGTGGGACAGGAGTAGCTGTCACGGAAGAAACGTTCCAAGTTTTGCAAATAATAGTTGACGAAGACTGGACTAAAGCTCAATACTTCATAGACGGTAGTTTAGTGGCTACAATGACCCTTGCAGATGGTCATGAAATCCCTCAAACTGGTCAGATGGGTCTTCAAATTAAG